TGCAGTCGATGTTCATTTGCCTTATTATGTAATTTTTGAATCTCATCTTCTATATTTGATATGTCAGAAAGTCTGTACTCTACTTCTTCTTTCTTTTGTTTTAGTTGATCTAGACCAAACTGTATCTCTTCTGATTTGGCATTACGTTCGGTTACTATTTCAGATTTAAAGTCATGATCAATTCCCTGTTTACATGTAGGACAGTTATCATGCTTAGAATAAAACTCAATCTCTTTCTTGTATTCTCTTTCTTTAGTTTCTAATTCTAGAAGAAGAGTTTTTACTTTTCATATAATTGCTTTTGTTTTGCTTATCTGATATAGTAGAGCTTAATTCAGTTATTTGATTTTCATATAGTTCTGTTTGAGATTGCTCTGCTTCAATAGTAGAAAGGTTTTTCACCAATCCTTTGTCTTTATCTTTTCTACCTCGGTTTGTTTCATTTTTTGAATTTCTTCATTATGATCTTTAGCAGAATCTATTTTGGTCTGAACCAAATCAATCTGGTAATTATTTTCAGTTATAAGTGCTTTATTTTCACTGATTCGTTCCTTAAGCAAAGTATTCATCGTGCTAAATACTTGTATGTCCAATAGATCTTCAATGATTTCTCTGCGTTGTCCAGTTGGTAGTTCCATAAAAGGAACATATGTAGCACTACCAAGAATTACAATCTGCGAGAACGATTTAAAACTCATCTTAAGAATATTTTGTTCTAGATAAAGTTGATAATCTTTAGATGCTGCATCTTTATTCAAGAGATCTTTGTTTTTCCAGATCTCAAAAATACCAGGTTTCATGCCACGGCGGATCACATACTTATCAGAGCCGATAGTAAACTCGAGCTCAACAAGTAGTTCCTTACCGTTCACGCTATTTACCAATTGCGGTTTATTAATTTTGCGGAAAGGTTTATTGAATAGAGCATACACAATAGCTTCAATAAAGGTGGATTTACCAGCTCCGTTTTGCCCAGAAGTCAGGGAAGTTTTATACTTATCTAATTCCAGCTCAATAAAGTTGTTACCAACCGACATTATATTTTTGTATCGTACTTTAGTAAATTGTATATGCATTAAAGATTCATTGCCTCTATATAAAGTTCATCAACAACACTTTTTAATTCGTTTTTTATCTATATTTGTTTCGACTGAGTCAATATATGAATGAAGTATATCTTTAGTATCCTTTGCTTCTTCCATTAACTCATCAAGACCAGCGCCAGAAAGATTCAGAGTATCTTCTACTGATTTAATATCAGCAGCACCACATTCATTGAGACGGTTAAGAAACATGTCATATAGATAGGGGTTGGATCTGTTCTTAACAATCACTTTGATGTAGCAGTCTTTCAGCATTGAAGTATCTAATGCTGCTATATCATCTATAGCTAGATCTTTATCATCATAATCAATCTTATGATATATTCTATCACAATTTTCAACAAATGTTAACTCTCTTGTTTCGGTATCTAGCACATGAAAGCCCTTTTTGCACGCATAATCAGACCAGTTCATCTCGTACTGCGCGCCTAGATACTTGACATTTCCATACTGCGACTGATGATGATAATGCCCAGAATACACAGCTTCAAAGTGATCAAACTGTTTATAGTCAAAGCCGTGGTCGCTGACAACACCTTTCATCATTTCAAATCCCTTGAGATCAAAATGCCCACAGAGGATGTGTGCTGTCGATTCATTCATTTTCTTAAGCGATAGCTCAGTTGTCTCTCTTACCAGCCAAGGGCACATCATGATTTTCGTGGAACCAAATTCAAGTTCAACAGGCTCGTTTTCATATACTATGATGTTATCATATTCTTTAAAAGTAGAGAAACTGAGTTTACTTCATTTGTTGTGGTATATGCTGTGTCATGATTACCAAGAATAGTGTGCATCTGAATCTTTTGATTTCTGAGTACATCAAAAAAGAATTCTTTGGATCGTTTCAATGTATAGAAATTGATATACTTTCTGCGGTCAAAAACATCCCCAAGATGAAGTACTGTATCTATCTTATGCTCAGCAAGATAAGGAAAGAATTGATTTGTGAAAAAGTTAGCTTGGTGTTCTAGAAATACTTTTGAGTCCCCGCGCGCACCAAGATGTGTGTCACAAAGTAGTGCTATTCTCATTCGTCACCTTTAGAATCTTCTTCCAATACAACTTTCTTTTTGAACAATTTATCTTCATAGTCTTGAATGAATTTATTGATATAGTCGACATCTGTATTAAGATTCAGTGATATATCATCACCGTCGTACGTCCCACCGTTTGCAATTAATGACTGTGATGATTTATAACGCACATACATCTGTTTCTTTTCCTTTGCAATTCTACGAAGAAATGCGTACCAAATAATCTGTGTGAAATATGCAAATGGATTTTCGGTTTTCTCTGGATTGAAATTGTGCATATAAAGCAGACAGTTCTCAACACCATCCATGATCATATCTTCTTTGTACGTGTAGCCACTGAAGTTGGGTTTAGAAGCAAGACGTGTAGCTATCTGCCATATACAATCACCAATATAGTTAGGTACACGAGGCTTTTCATCATCAGAATCCTCAGCTTCTTTACATAGTTTTTGATAAGCAACCAATGCTTCGAAGAAGTCGCGGTTGTTCACATAGTTCTTTTTTACTCTTCTAGCCATTTAAATATCCTTTTTCTTTTACTATATACCAATCTGTAAGATTTGTCAACAAAAATAAACACTTAAAATAAAAGCGGCTTTTTGTGAATTTTTTTGTTGACAAATTCTAGATGTATGTTATAATTGAATTATCATTCATATAATGGAATTCAGATGATTATAATAATACTATATATTGATATGTGTATTATAGGTTAATGTTGTAAATTTTGAATGGGAATTGCTCAGCCGCGTACATTTCAATTCTTGTTCTAAAATGCTTCAGCGTGTAGTTGATGAATGAACCACCAGAAAGGTCATCGGCAATATCATATAATGTTGCGTCGTCAGACCCATTGCCCTTGCGCAATGTTCTACCAATTGATTGTAGGGTACGAATTTCAGACTTGCCGCCTGATACAAAGATAGCTACATCTAGACGCTTCAAATTAACTCCAGTAGAAAAGGTACCCGTAGACGCTAAAATGTTGTGTTGTTTGATAGGATCATTTTCCACTAAATGCCTGATACGTTCTCTATCATCTCCAGAAGTACCACCATGAATATAGTGAAGTACTCTGCCTTCTTTTTCTAGTAGCGGCTTGAGTATATCGCCTTGGTTTTCAATCTGATCAAAAAGTATCAGATTGTTTGTTTTGTCAAGTGACCACACAAGATTACGTATAAACATATTGCGTTTGTGATTTGAAAACAAAAATGCTCGTTCGGCGGGATAACGTTTGGCATTATCAGTTTTCTTTATTGCCTGGTTAAAGGCTTTTTTGTTCTTTGTCATAGGTAAGAACAAGTGCCTTTACATTGAAGTTTGCTACGGTTCCTTGATCAATAAGATCCTTTGTAGTAACAAATCTGCGTATCGGCCCGAAAACACCTTCTAAGATAAGTCGGTGTGTCTTTGAATCGGAACTTATAGTACCAGTAAACCCGTGGCGGTAATATGCTTCATCTAACTTGGACATAATAGTCTGAAGTGATTTTGCAGCAAACAAATGGCATTCATCACCAAGTATCACGCGAAATTGATCGAACCATTCCTTGGGTTGCTTTATCAAACTTTGCCACGTGCTTATGACGATCTGCTTTCGGGTGTTTTTGTCGACTCCGCCTTGTATCTTATAGATAGTATCTGGATCACATCCATAGTCTATGAAGTCGCCTGCCATTTGGTGCACAAGACCAATTGTAGGCACAATTATTAAAGTTCTGTGGCCATATACATTATAGTAGTGTTGTTGAATTAGATACTGAATAAAACTTTTGCCACTACTTGTTGGGCTTAATGAAAGTGATCTGTTTGATCGTAGTGCATTGAGTACATATTCAATTTGATAATCACGGGGCTTTAATTTTGCACCTATTTCTTTTACGAGTTCTTCTACATATCCATCATGTATTTCTTCTGTAGGATTGAAGTCTTTTTCTATTTCAAGATCATAGTCTCGGTCATCACAGAACTTTTTAAGATATTCTGTAAGACCAGCCAACAAGTAAGGCTTCATGGGATTATATAAGCGGATATATCCATCCCAAACTCTACTTTTATATTTTGGAGAGAACTGATAGCCTTCCGGTCTAAAGGCAAAGTAATTCATGAGTTCTTGGCGAATACCTGGATCAGCAGTTACTCGCATATTTACCGCATCAACTTTTTCAATCTTTACTATATCTCTCATATCATACCTTTTAGTTTTACATGCCGCCAGCTTGGAACTTGGCCCAATCTATAGCGGCGCGGATGTAGAAGTTACGACTATTTATTTGCTTTATGATATCTTCTAGATAGGAAGCAGTCTGAACAAAATAATCAATTTTAAGACTTAGATCAATGATGTCTTGATCGGCATCAATATATCGTGAAACTTCTGATTTCATAATCTTCAGTGGGTTTGGCTTCCAACCTCTTACTTAAGATCTTCCTCAGCCATTGTGCCAGTGTAATACTCATGCTTAGCCATTTCAAGTTCTTTTAATTGAGCACGATATTTTTTAACCCTAAGCATTTCTTTTACATAAAAGGTGTAATATTTGTTATGCAATTTTGGTATTTTAAGTGCTTCATTACCAAGATCAATTTCGTTAATCTTGGCATCAATTGACCACATCTCATTTATATCTTCAAGTGTTAGTGCCATGCTATAATAGTCTCCATTACAATCAAATTACATTATAATACTAAGTGTTTGAGATGTCAATTAAAGTTTGTTGATACTGAATGAATCGTACTGAAAAGTTGCCGTTACTTCAGGATAAATTAGATCAGATTGTGTCGTATCAAGAGCAATATCAGATATACTAATTGGAAAACAGTTAACAAACCTTACTTCTAGATTTAAATTTTTATGACTATTAAGAATCTGAATTGTGATATCTGAATCAAGACCCCGTCAGATTCACTTATTCGTTTGAATTCATTAAAGTCTCGTGGAAATGTCGTGTCACTAATCCAATTATATATCTCAAGATAGTTGCTCATATTTTCATCAATAATAAATGTAAGATCAAGATTTGAATAATCCAACTGATCGGGTGATCTAAATGTCTTACGGAATGGGTTTTGAACTTCAACCGGCTGTGCACTTATACCAGGGATATTTGCTCTTTGGACAAAAAACTCAACATTCGGAAGTCGCTTTATTGCTACTCTGAACTCTAACGGGGAGAGAAAATTTGTAATCATTGCAAAAACTCCTGTTGACATTTTAACCGAATCGGTATATGTTACTATTTATAAACAAAAGGATAACATTATGATTTACCGACTTTTTATAGATGACGAACGAGATCCACGAGATGTGACATGGGGTAAGACCTGGCAAGAAATGCAATGTATCGCCAGGATGATTGGGTTATTGCACGAAATTGGTTTGATGTGATTGATATTGTTGTATCTTCAGGGTTTCCGGAAACCATCAGCTTTGATCATGATCTAGGTAAGGATGAGCGGACAGGATTTGATATAGCCAAGCGTCTTTGTGAAATGATTATGGATGGTGTTCATATACCAGATGATTTCCGCTACTTTGTTCATTCTAAGAACCCAGTAGGTGCAGAAAAACATTCACGGGTATATGGATAACTTTTTGGAACAATATAATTCTGTTGACACCTGATCCGAATCAGTATATGTTGATCATATAAACAAAGGAATAAAATCATGAAATATGTAACAATTACAATTGCAATTCTTCTGTCTGCTTGCTCAACATACGATAATGATCTTCAAGCGCATCTTAAGCTGAACAAGATTTGCTGCACACCAAGCCTATCTTGAATACCTCTACACTAATTATGATCCTGAATATGTTGATGATTGTTATACTACGAGCTTGAATGTGAATTTAATTAACACTTGGCATGAATCGGTACAGATTAGGAGTTTTCAATGACAATATCGTAAATTTCTAGTCGGCGGTGCAGTGCGCGACATGCTGATGGGCAAAGATCCAGAAGATCGCGATTATGTTGTCGTTGGTTCTACCCATGATGAAATGGCTGCAGCCGGCTTTGAAAAAGTCGGCGCTGACTTCCCAGTTTATCTCCATCCAGAGACAGGGGATGAATACGCCCTTGCGCGCAGGGAAAAGAAAACAGGTACTGGTTACCTGGGCTTTACTTCGGAATTTTCGTCTGATGTAACTTTAGCCGACGACCTTGGTAGAAGGGACCTTACGGCCAACTCAATGGCAATGGACGAAGATGGTAATGTTGTTGATCCTTTCAATGGTGCTGTTGATATCAAAAATAAAGTTCTACGTCACACTTCAGACGCTTTCAAAGAAGACCCAGTTCGTGTTCTGCGACTGGCTCGCTTCCGTGCTCGCTTCGGTCCAGAATGGAAAGTTGCTCCCGAAACTGCTACTCTGATATCCCAGATGGCAAAAGCAGGTACTCTGAATGAACTGACTTCCGAGCGCGTCTGGAAAGAACTGAGCCGCGCAATGATGGAACCCCATCCTCGATTG